TGCCTGCTCTTTAGTTAACAAAGCAACAGGGTCATATCTTTTTAATTTATTGTTCCAGGTTTTTTTTGTAGTTTCCCATTTATTAAATCTACAGAACCTATCGCCTACAGTAAAAAGAAGTTCGTTTTCTGAAGCAAATTCTATTAAGTCTTCTGTTAATTTTTTAACAAAAGGAACCTCATCATGATATTTATTAAATAATTCTTTAGCCTCATCTTTTTCTAATCTTAATTCTTTTTGTAATTTTATTTTACCCATACCATAGAACATTCCTAAGCTTATAGTTTTAGCTTCAATTCTAGAAATTCCTGCCATCTTAGCTACCAGCTTATGAAAGTCTGCACTGGGGTCTTCTTTGTAATATGTTTCTATTTTTTTAATACTTTTTAGAATGGCTTGAAATTTTTTATTCCTGTATTTTTCCGGAATATCAAGTTGTAATAATTCTGGAGAGTTCTTTAATAATTTAATAGCATAATGTACCACAATCCGTGGTTCTTGTTGCGAATAATCAAAACTCCCCCACACGTGTCCTTCTTCTGGTAAGAATAACTCTCTCATCTTTTTACCAATATAACCTTTAGCAGGAATCTGTTGTAAGTTAGGATTGCTCATTGAAAATCTACCTGTAACAGTTCCTCCTCCTTCAGATCTAATTTGATTTATGTCAGCATGAATCTTGCCTTTATGAACATAACTTAATAAACCTTCTACAAAAGTTCCTTTTGCTTTATCACATTCTCTTGCCTTTGCGATCATGCGAAGAAATCTATCACTATGAGTCTGTAAATAATCTTTAGGAAGTTGAGGTGCTCCAGACTTAGGAGTTTTTTTATAATCTTTAATACCTTGATAATCTAAAAGTTTTTTAATAGATGAAGAAGCCCAGATATCAACTTTAATTCCTGTTCTTTTAGCGATTAAAGCAACAAGGTTATCTCTTCTTTTTTCTAAGAATTTACCAAGTTTCTCAGCTTTTTTGACATCTATTTTAACTCCATTAAATTTCATGTCAACTAAACAAGGGAATAATTTTGTTTCTAAATTAAAAATTTTACGTAGACTTTTCCCTGCAGGTTCGTATATAATTTCGTCTAATTTTTGATTAAATATTTCCCACAGCTTTAAAGTTAAATTAACATCTTGTTCAGCATAATCTTTTACTAAAGAATAAGGAAGTTTATGCATATTAGACATTGGATCTTTTATACCGTGTTCAGCTAAAGATCTGTCTTTTAAGTCCCATGATTTTTTTGCATCTTTTAAATAGTCTTTACTGACAGCATCTAAAGAGTATCTCATTCTATTTTCATCAATTACAGAAGCTGCAATCATTGTATCAAGTAAAGGCCCTTTAGGCATTTCTCCTGTAGAAGCCCTAATCCAACACACATCATACATAGCATTATGAAATACTTTTTTTATCTTTTCATTTTGAAATAATATCTTGTTTAGTTGAGTCCACGTATCAACCACATCTAAATTAGATGTCATAGCGTGACGTATTGGAAAATATAAATTTTGTTTAGAAGTTCCTATGGCTATACCACAAACATATCCTTCTCCTGTAACAGCTCCGGAACCTTTCTTTATTAAACCTGGATCGTATGTTTCTAAATCCACGGCTACTGTATCTATCCCTGTAAGGTCTAGTTCACTTATTTCTGGTACAGTACACATTAACTATAGTCCCTTTCCTTTATCATTTCTAAATAATGAATTGCTTTATCTATGTCTTGTTCTTTTCCTTTCGCTGCATGTCTGCATATATATTTTATAGCTGATCCCTCTGCAAAAGGCAACCTGTTCTTGTTTATAAACTCACTCGGCTGCATAATCATATTTTTATAATGTGATCCTCCGATTTGTTTTTTGTATGCTGTCATATTTTATACTCCTTCTTTTTGTTCTTACATTTTATTAAATATAAATTATCTATAGTTCTTGTAATACCTACGTACCAAACTCTTTGCTCTTCATCATACTTGTCTTTTGATTTTCTCGTTCCTTTTAAAGTGTTCTCTGTTTGATTTAAGTATAGAACTACATTAGTTGCCTCCCCACCTTTTGCTCCATGTATCGTAGATATTTTTATTCTAGGTTGTTTTGAAAGATCTTCTTCATTAACAAGCATAGATTTTACATAATCAATTTGATGAAAGGGCACTTTAACAAAAGCTTCATACCACGGTTTATTAAGTTCTGGTTTTTTATCATCTAATCTTTCTTTAAATCTTTGTTCTAAAATTTCTGGTAGTTTCTCACCTTCTTGCATTTTTTTAAAATTGTTTATGTCCTCATATAAACTTTTACCTATACTATTGCCTTGACTACTTTCAAAAAAATAACCTTTTCTTTTCAAAAATGCAGATATAGGTTTTAATAATGATTTAGTTCTTGTTAATATTAGCCATTGTCCTTTAGTCATGTCTATGTCAGCCAGCTTAAAACGTTGAAATATATTACCAATTTCAGGTTTAGGTAAGTATTGTTTATCTAATCTTGTGTTAACTCTCTCTATAATATCCAATGCTTTTTGTTGTATTGATCTTGGGACTCTTTTTGATTCTGTTAATGGTATTTGTTTTGCCTTCCAATTAATAAATGAATTAACATCAGCTCCTGCCCAACCAAATATTGCTTGGTCATCGTCTCCTGCAATCCATACATCATTACAGTAATTTTCTTCTAATTTTTTTATCATAGACCATTGTATTAAGGATAAATCCTGTGCTTCATCTACAAATATAACTTCAAATTGCGGTGCTGTTCCTTTTGATCCTAACCATTTATCCAACATATCTGTGTAATCAATTAAACCATAAATAGTTTTGTAGTTGTTTATTTCTTTGTCTATTGCCTCTAACTTATCTCTTTGAATTTTACCAAGATGTTCGTTCAAATTATATTGATCTAATACACTAATTTGTTTCACTCTTGCTAAACTTATTAAACCTAAATACTCACTGTCTGATGTAAATATTCCATTCCATTCATTTTTTTCATAAGCCGCATATTTTATTTGAACACCACATGTCTCACCTATTTTTTTATAATTACCTTCTTGCATAACATTCTCTTCTTTTAAACCTAATCTAGTAAATGCTAATGAGTGTAACGTTTGAAAATATCTTATATCTTTTTTATCTAACGTAGGGTTTGTTTTTAAAAATCTATCTCTTGCTTCGTTTGCAGCTTTACGTGTAAAAGAAAAATAACCTATCTTATCTAATGGTACGCCTTTGTTAACGTAGTTTGCTACTTCATTTAAAAGTGTATATGTCTTGCCGGTTCCTGGCGGTCCTATAACTTTATATCTCATTAATAATTAGACTTCTCTCTATCTGTTAATTTGTGTTCTATTCTTTTGTAATGCAGCTGTGATACCCTACATACTTTTAATGTTTTGCCATCTATATTTAATGAATGTCCAAATTCTACAGAACATTTTTCTTTTAGTTTCTGTGCAATTCTCTCTTCTGGAATTTTCCAATTAGTCCCTAGATGCTCGATAAAAGATTCAAACCTAAAAAAATGATATGTTTCTTCTGTAAGACATGCACCACTATTAATTTGACTTCTTTTCATAGCTTGTGGACCATTAACACAATATTGATATAGTTCTTCTTTTAATCTATCTGCTATCTGTGTTCCTGCAGGCGGTGTAATTTCTTGGCAATTGTTTCTTAGTAAAGTTAATTTAGATCTCCAATCTTTTGGTTTTAATGGCTCAAAATATATTCCTGTCTGTTCCCACACAAAATTTAAAACATCTTTTTGATTAGTCATAAGTTTAGTATTAGGCACTGTAACCTCAACATTGTCATCATTAGGCATTACAATATTAAATCTGTATTCTGGATCTGAGTATTTTATAATTGCAAAATCTTTTATGTCTGGAAATGTAGTAACACCGTCTGATTTTATACCAAATGGTTTGGAATAACATAACGTACGCATACATTTAGATTGTATAGGTTCTTCATAACAAGTATGACCTGCTGTGTCTTTTTTCCATGCAGCTATTTTACTGTCTAGTTTTGATTTATCCCAAGGGTCCTCTAAATAATTATAATTTGCTTTTGCTACTTGATCTGGCCATTTGTCTTTGTATTTCTTTTTTGCAAAAACCATGTAGTTATACATAAAACGATCTCTACCATCGCTTAATTTTTTTTTAGAACACAAAGCCAGACAAGGTGGTCCATCTTCAAACTCTTCATTAGTTCCTAGTAGGATATCTTTGTATGTACGAGCAACTAGTTCACTTAATTTTGTTTTATCTATTTTTGATTCATTAGCTAATTGTATAAACTGCTCTAATGATAGTTTAGAATTATTCTTATCTACAGCATATCTAGTAGAATTACCATTATTATAATATGGTAGATTAATAAAATTACCTGGTTTAATATCTCCTTTATCATCTTCCTTTAATTCTTTCTGTTTTGGAAAAACTTCTGTAGTAGAAGATAAACCTAGAGGAAGTAAAAAAGATTTAAATGCCTCTATTAAATCTATTGTAGGTATGGGTTCTTTTAAAAATAAATAACAATGCAAGCCACCACTTTTTGAAAGAATAGGTATTAAAGGTAATTTGTATTGTTCAAATAATGCTAAGTATTCTTCTACTTTAAATTCACCATAGTCTGGTGGATCTATATCTATGCAACCAAATTGCACTGTTTTATTTAATCTACAGGGTTGTATACCAATAGAAATTTTACCTTCTAAATGATTCTTATAATCAATAGAAGATACAGGCCTTCCTGCCCATTCGTAATTAGGTTTTATTTTATTTTTGCTAGTATCTAAAGAAGTCTTGGACATGTCGGCAATACCAAAATCACCTTCATAACCAGTAAATAACTTAATAAATTCATTAACCATATTGATCCCTTATTACGGGCGGCTTCAGTCTCCCTATGACCGCCCATATTCCTCTTACGAGAAACTAGTAATTTGATTTATTTTCCTCAGGTGACGCAGCTTTTGACTGTGCACTTTTTAAAGAGTTGTGAAAATCACGGGCCATTTGATATATACCTGCATCATCAACTTTTCTTAACATAGATATAGTATAACCATGCCAAGTAAAGCTGCCTGAGTTCTCTACAGAATTTAATTTAAAAACTCTTGAAAACATAGGTGCTGGTACAGACTTATTAGTCTTTGGATCTATTTCAAATTGATTTTCTATCAATGAATTCCATCCTCTACTAACTTTTAATTGGGTAGACTTCATAGTCATTAAAGCCTTTTCAGGTCTTTCCCCATTAATAATTACAAAATGATTTGCTGTTTTGATAATTTCGTTACCATTTTTTAACAAATCTTTGTTCTTATCGTTTTGAGATGTTTCTGCCATAACGCTAGCACCCCTATCATTACTGATTGGTC